TTTACGTAATACGTTTACCGGCTTTGATGATGTGGTGGCGGAATAGGTAGACGCACGCTTCAGCTACAACGGACGTATGCGCGTCAGATAACACGTGCTTGTAGTGCTCGTGATACGTCATGCAAGGTGCAAATCCTTGCCCACATCAGCCGATGCGCTCACGGCTAATTGAGCGCTAAACATATAACCCAAAGAGTAACGGACAACCGTTGCTCTTTTTGTTGTAAAATACTCCGTGAAGGGAGTTGAATAATCGGTGTTTATACCAAAAGTATGGTTTGAAGGAAGAAAGTTATTCGTTCAGGTCAACCCGACAGAGGCGAAAGAATACGCTGCTGAAGGTCACTCTATCGACTTGGGCATAGGGGAAATCAAAAGCATACTGCAAAAAGAGCAGACGGTTTATGTTCATGGTGATCAGCGCAATGTTATTGTGGCACACGTGCATAGTGTAAAGATCATGAAAATCGTTTCGCCGTACTCGATTGACGTTCCAACATGGATGAAGATTGATTTTGAAAACTTTATAGAATCAGAGAGGGAGTAGCAGAGATGCTGCTCTTTTTATTTATAAGGAGTTGTTGCTGTAACCCATGATGAGAAGATGCTAAGAAAAGCAAAGGAGAAATTAGAGCGGATCCGGAGAGAGTATACCGGAGAAACGCGCAAGCATCTTGAATCGGCAGCAATGAAGATTGTATTAGCATATGAGAATAAAGTAAGAGAAAGAAAACACATGAGGTGATGTTATGTCTAAGGTGGTGAAGTGGTTAAAAAAAGAGTTTTGGGATGACGAAATGGAACGATCAGCATTAATCGGTTATGGTATCGGGTGTCCATTGATACTGTTGTTATTCTGGTTGATATTAAAGTTTCTAAGTTAGGCCGGAGGCCATCAAAAGCGACTGAATAATCCCAGCGAAGCGGGGGCCGGAGAATGTTTAAGCAATTTATAGATGACATGGTACACATGACAGAAGGGGAAAAATTAATACACTATTGGCCATTATGGTTAGGTATTTTAATAATTGCTATTGGATTTATATTGTTCGTGAAAGGAAGTGGTAAGCGTTGAAACTACACCGTGACGGAACCATTGAAGGAACACCACAAGAACTAGCAGAATACAGCCGGTTAATCGCGGAGAAGAAAGAACCGTTTAAGGTGGTACTACCACAAAAACTAGCAATCACGGATTACCCGTCTGTTGAAACATATGTTAATGCTCTGTTAGGAGCAACGAAGAAAGATTATCATTGAGAGGATGTGAGAACATGGCTAGACGGCGAGGTAGACCAACCGAATATACACCGGCTAAAATCGCCGAACTGGTCGATAAATTCCGGGAGTATATTGAAACTGAGGACTTACCAATCATCGCAGAGTTCGCTTACAAGAATGGCATTGACAAGACGCTGATCTATGATAAAGAGGAATTTTCCACTCTAAGAAAAATAGCTATAGCCAAAAAAGAAGCAAAACTGGAGCGCGGCACATTGATCGGGGAGTACAACCCAACAATGGCCGTTTTTTCGTTGAAACAATTAGGATGGACCGATAAGCAACAGGTTGAAGCGACTAACCACAACATGAACACGGACGTAACCAACATGACGCCAGAAGAACGGAGGGCGAGAATTGATGAGCTTATCCGTAAGCGAGGAACTTGAGCTAATCGCACTTCTGGAGGCAGAGGATAAATATAGAGCGGCAAATGATTATTACGAGTATGTGAGATATACGCACGGATCTCTTTACACGTACACGCGGCACGGAGAATTCATCTGCAGGATGCTAAATGATGCAATCGTGAAGCGACACAAGATGTTTGCAGGCGAGATTCCGATGGAAACGCAATACTTTCAAATCTCGATGCCGCCGCAGCATGGCAAGTCCATGCACATTACCGAGACATTCCCGAGCTACTTTCTAGGTCACTTTCCTAATGAAGGTGTGATAGAGGTAAGTTATAACGAGGGATTTGCTGAGAAGTTTGGTGGCAGGAACAAAGATAAGATCCAGCGTTATGGTCTGGAGCTTTTTGGCGTTGAGGTTGCGAGAGATACACAGTCAAAGAGTGAATGGGCCATAGCTGTAAACGGGCAGAAAACGCGTGGCGGTATGATGTCGCGCGGTATCATGTCCGGTGTTACCGGATCATCCTGGGGCGATTGCATTATCATAGACGACCCGATCAAAAACCGTGAAGAGGCTAACTCTGAGACCATACGCGAAAAGCATTGGCAAGAATGGCAGGATTCGATTTCAACGCGGATCCATCCGGGAGCCATCGTGATACTGATAATGACACGCTGGCATGAAGATGATCTATGCGGTAGATTGAGGAATCCCGAGTATGCGAAACCGTTACCGTGGCAGATCATCAACTTGCCGTTAGAGGCAGAAGAATACGACCTGCTAGGCAGGCAACCGGGGGAACCGCTTTGGCCTGAACGTTATGGCTATGACTTTATTGAGGTGCGTAAGGGCTACCCATCGTCATTCAATGCTCTATATCAGGGGCGACCAACCAGCCAAGAGGGTAACATGCTGAAACGTCACTGGTGGCAGTATTACGATGTATTGCCACACATGGCGTCCAAGCTCATAAGCATAGATGCAACATTCAAGGATAGTGACGACAGTGACTATGTGGTTATCCAAGTTTGGGGCAAGAACAGGGCAGACATGTACTTGATCGAACAGGTACGAGCCAAAATGAACTTCATGGCAACAATACAGACGATCAGGAACATGCACAAGAAGCATCCAGACGCCACATGGAAATTGGTTGAGGACAAGGCCAATGGTTCAGCGATCATATCCACGTTACAACGTGAGATTGGCGGTATCATACCGGTTAATCCTGAAGGCGGCAAGGTTGCCCGGGTTAATGCGGTGTCAGCATATATCGAAAGCGGGAATGTTTATCTACCGAGACATGCTGAATGGGTACATGACTTTGTCGAGGAAGCAGCGAGCTTCCCGAATGGTAAGCACGACGATCAAGTAGACGCCATGTCTCAGGCGCTACATCGGTTTATTTATTTTAGCGGTGATCTGCCAGAACCAACGCCAGCAGAAACACCATTCCCATTTCGCACAGAGGAGTCAAGTGGAGGTGAATATATTTCGTGGTAGATGAAGCGGCAAAGCTCGGAGAACTACTGAAGCTTCCCAACCTAGAAGAAGAAACAATCCAGCTTATCAACGCCAAGATGCGGGAGTTTATAGGCGAGGCTAAGCCAATGTCACCGGCTCAAAAGGAAGAGGTTGCTAACCTCATTAACGAATGGCTTGATGGACCGCCTAAGGAAGGAGGTGCGTGATGGCAGTTACAGAAGCGGCAGACATGACCGCAAGGGAAGTGAATAAGCAGTATCAAGATGGCCTGTCTTACAAGCGTAGGATGGGCTTTATTGATAAGTGGCCAGAGTATGAAAGGTTTAAGGCTGGTGATCAGTGGCCCGCTGCTACGCAAAAGACCAAGGCTCTACCGCGCCCGGTGTTTAACGTTATCAAAATGATCGAATCTCATAAGGTTGCCAACGTCATGAGCGAGCAAATTAAAATGGTTTTCTCGCTCCAAGAAGATAACGAGGAAAATCAAGAACAGATCGACACAGGTGATCTTTTTAGCCGCTTTTCGGAAGCCACCTGGGAGCGTATCAAGCAAGACGAACTCAACGAGGAAGGTCTGGACATTGCTGCAAACACCGGAACCGGGATCTGGCACTACTATTGGGACGCTGACGCAAAAGGAGGCACTAGATTTCCGTGGGTAGGCGAGATGGAAGGGGAGATTATCGACCCGATTAACTTTTTCCCTGGCAACCCGCAACAGCGTAAGGTGCAGAAACAGCCGTACATCATCATTAGCAGCCGTGAGATGGTCGATAACGTGAAGGCATACGCCAAGGCTAACGGACTGAGTAATGAGATGGTCGAGCAGATTAAACCGGATAAGGATACGCAAGATCAGGGTTACGACATGGCAAGGGTTGAGCTCAACGACAGCAGTAAAGTCACGGTGCTGACAAAGTACTGGCGTAAGGACGGTACAGTCCACTTTTGCAAAGTCGCATCGGGCATCACGATCAAAAAGGACACTGACACTGGAATGAGGCTATATCCGATTGCGGTCATGCAATGGGAACGCCGTAAGAAGTCCATATTTGGCGTAGGAGATACCGAGGGGCTTATCCCTAACCAGAAGGCCATCAACACTCTTGTAGCCATGCAGATACTGTCTGTGCAGCTCACAGGCTGGCCTAAGGTGGTTTACAAGAAGGGCGCAATCGACCCAAGCAAGATTACAAACTCGCCCGGCGAGATTATTGAGGACCAATCGCCTCCTGGGTCAGGAGAGGGGGTACGCTATCTTACGCCAGCATCCATACCGAATACTGCAATAAACCTTGTGGAGTCCATTTTGGCCTTTACCCGGCAAATGACCGGGGCAGACGAAGCAGCAACCGGCACGGCACCAAGTGCTGACCTAAACGCTACAGCGATCATGCTTTTGCAAAAGGCGGCAGCAATCCCTATTGAGTCCATCAAGCGGCGTTTCTATCGGTTGATCGAGGACGTAGGCCGCATTTGGGAAGAGTTTTGGAAGATCAAATACAACATCCCGCGCCAAATCAAGATTAAGGACGATGAAGGCGTGGAATATCCAGTTCTGTTTGACGGTTCTCAATATGCAGAAACGGAGTTGAATCTCAAAATTGATGTTGGACCATCTTCTACGTACTCGGAAACGTTGATGTTATCAAGCTTACAGGACTTCTTAAAAGCCGATTACATCACGTTTGAGCAGTTCCTGAAGTACGCACCGAAGAACGTTGTTCCTTACCGTGACAGACTACAAAAGGAACTAGACGAGCAGAAAGGCATTGTCGGAACAATCGAGCAGTTTGTGAACAGTATGCAGCCGCAGGAAAAGGCTATGTTTGATCAGATGCAGCCGCAACAGCAATTACAGCTGATCGGTCAGGTGATTATGAATCAACAATCCATGACACAGCCGGCACAACCGATGCCGCCGCAACAACCAGCAGTAGTCAATATGTAATACGGGCCCTTGGTGAGAATCCTCGGGCCTTTGCTTTACCCAATTTCGGGCGTTGAATCGTTATGGTCGCCGCATAACAAGGAGGAATTACCGTGGAAGATCAAGTTTTTGAACAAACGGGCGTTGAAGACGTACCTGTCGCCGAGGTACAGGAAACACAGCCAACCGAAGAAACGACTGAACAAGTACAGGAACAAGAAAATACGGGCGTTGAACAGTCTGAGGTCGCCGCTCAGAACGATGAAAAGGGATTTGCCAAGGCTCTGAAAGCGCGGGAGGAACAAATCCGGCAGCAATTAGAGAAGGAATATGCTGAAAAAGCTAAGGCAGCTGAGACGTATCAGCAAAATCTCGACCGAATCGCAAGATTTTACGGCTATCCCGACCACGACAGCTACATGCAAGCCTTGGAACAGGCCGAAATGGACAAACGCATCCAGGAAGAAGCTGAAAAGTTGGGGGTTGATGAGGATGTAATCCGTAATCACCTTCAACCACTCAACCAAAAGCTTAAGGAGTATGAAACAAAACTCCGCACAATCGAAGAACAGGAGGCGTTGCGTAAGGTCGAAGCGCAAATTTCCGCAATGGAAAGCGATACGGCCAACTTCCCAGACTTCGCAAAACACAAACAGGCTGTAATCCAGTGTGCCGCAGAACGCGGGTATACGCTGGAGGACGCTTATAAGATTGTCACTTATGACGAACGAGTGAAAACCGCAACATTACAAGCGCAGCAAGACGCTGTGAGAAAACTACAACAAAACGCCGAAAGCGCGACCGGTTCTCTTGGTGCTGATGCTCCTGACCATCCGGGCGGATATGCAGCAATGTCACCGGAGGAACGTAGAGCATTCCGGGAGGCTGTGAAGCGGGGCGAAAGATAAGGAGAATGATAAACTATGGCAACAAATGTACAAGGTTATAACACTGGCGTTGGTGTAAACGCGCTGACAGCGGAGCAACACACATATTATCAAGATGCAATGCTGGAACGTCTGATTCCTGAACTGGTATGGACCAAGTTTGGGGAAAAGAAAAACATTCCAAAACGTAAGGGTGCAACTACAAATTTCCGTCGTTTGAACTCTTTGAACGTAGTAACAACTGCGCTGACTGAAGGTGTAACCCCGGACGGCGTGGACCTTAATATTACAGCGATCAACGCGGTTGTAAAAGAATACGGTAACTGGACGAAGATTTCTGAATTTATCAACCTTGCCGGTTACGATCCGCTGATGACCGAAGTTGCGGAACTGATGGGCGAGAACGCAGGGGAATCCATTGACGTGATTGTTCGTGATGTACTGTCTGCCGGTACAAACGTTATGTACGCTGGTGGCAAAACGTCCCGTGCAGCAATCGAAGCGACTGATAAAATCACCGCACTGGATATTCTGAAAGCTCGCCGCACCTTGAAACGTAACAAAGTAAAACCGATCCGGTTGCCGAACGGTGGTACGGACTATGTAGCGCTCGTTCATACTGACGTTGCTATGGACCTGATGCAACTGGATGAATGGAAGAAAGCAAACATTGAGAATGCAACGTCTGACTTCCGTGATGGTTCTATCGGACGCTTGTACGGTATCCGGTTCTACGAGGTAGACAACGGTGTTGTATTCCCAGAATCCGGCGCCAATGATGCAGATGTGTATGGCACGATTTTCCTTGGACGTGGGGCATACGGAATCCCAGATATTGAGGGTAGCGTTAAACCTGAGATCATCGTTCACCCTGCCGGTTCTGCTGGTTCTGCGGATCCGCTCAACCAGTTTAATACGGTCGCTTGGAAATGCGCTTTTGCTGCAGTTCGTCTGCAAGAACTCGCAATTGTACGTCTGGAATCTGGAGCAACTGCATAAAAAAACTGCGGGAGCCTACGGGCTCCCTTTAACTTAAGGAGGAAATAACATGGCAGGACCAAGAAAAACGGTACAAGAAGAAATGGCGCTTGATGAGAAATCTTTGGAACGGCTGGCTGCAAAACATGAAAAATCAGTCGCTCAACAGTTGAAGGAAATGGAAAAAGTGGAGATTACGATCCCGGGTGATCCGTTAAACCCAAATGATAAAGTCGTTCCGATCGGATTCAACGGCGTGATCTATACAGTGCCGCGTGATGTACCTACCAAGGTTCCGGTCGCAATCGCTGAAATCTGGCGCGATTCGTACAAACGCACGTTGGAAATCAATCAACGGATTGATGATAGCGTTAAAAAAGAAGTAAAAGTAATGTGACAACCGGCCCCAATAGGGGCTTTTTGTCTATTTAAGGGGTGAGACAATGACGTTGCAAGAGATTCTTGAAGAAATCGCGGAGAAATATCCTCATAGCATGTCCAATGACAGTGTGATACGAAAGATCAACCTAATCCAAAACGAATTATTCCGGACAACCTTCCGGGTTAAAACCATGGCGATTTACGATCTGCAAAAGGATGTGTTCGCCTATACACTTCCATTCCCTCGGACAAACCTTTCTGATGTGGTCGTAGAGGGACGGGAATACATTTACCAGGACAGCAAAAAGGAGTCGAACATCCCGTTCTACTACTTCATCGGAAAGGAAGGAATCGCGTTATATCCAACGCCTGATAAGGATGTACCGGGTGGCATGTCGCTGTTCTACTACGTATCGCCTACAGAGCTCACGGCAGAGGATTTAACGGTGGTTCCTGACCTGGACAAAGACTTTCATCTACTCTTAGTCTACGGCGCACTGGTTCAAATTGCAGAGGCTTACAACGATGTTTCGATGGTCAATAACTTTACAAGCAAGTACAACGGATTGATTACGGAGTTTCACAAGGCGAATGATGAAACCCCGGATTACCCTGTTATTGAAGATGTTATGGGGGTGTGGACATGACGCAAGCGAGCGTAAATATAACGCAACAGTTTAAGGATGGCGGTGTAGTTCCAGCTACCTTAACCGGTCAGAATGCAGCTAGCAAAACATATGTTGATCAGCAACTAGCGATACGTGATGCTAATATTTCCGCAGCAGCCGGGGCGGCAAACGCGGCACAGGCTGACATTGACGCACACGAAGCGTCCACTACAGCGCATCCAGCGCAGAACATCACGTATACCGGTCTAGTCGCTGGTGCCGCGAATGTTAAACAAGGATTAGATAATTTGTACACCAGAGTCAATGACATTATTGCTGATGGAGACAGCAGCGCTGAGGTAGTTGATGCTCGTGGTGGATATCCTGTGTTGGGTGATCGTCTTAATGCCACTGATGCGCAGTTGGCGGATTTTGCGATTAACGTAAAGTCATACGGAGCAGTTGGTGACGGGGTAACAGACGACACAGATGCAATAAATGCAGCAATTCAGGCGGCGGCTAATGCTGTTCTCTATTTTCCGCCTGGGACGTACTCCATCTCTGGATCTTTAGTTGTAGATAAAATCATTACTATCACAGGAGCTGCCCCTGAGCTAACTATTATATCTACATCATCACCGGTAGATGATGTATTTGTAGTCACGCAATGGAAAAGTAGAATAAAAAACTTATCTATTACTAGCTCTGTGACAAGAACAAGTGGGTACGGAATAAATCATGGTTCCGGCTCGAGTTTTAGCGCAATTAACGTCGGCATGAGCAATATGTACAACGGTTTAAACCTATCTGGGACGCTAGATGTTGCTAACTTTATAACTATCAGGGATTTCGCGAATAATGGAATTGAAATAAGTGGCGGCACTGACCAGAAGTTACTCAATATTGTAATGGATAATACAGTAGCCCCGGCAGGGTCTGGCATTTTGATTAAGAAAACCGGCGCATTGTTTTTAGATAACTGTGATATTATACGGTCTAATATAGATATGCAGATAGCACCGGGCGCCAATCAATCTGTATTTGCTGTCTATGCTACAAATTGTTATTTTGATACAGCAACGCACGGATTGCTTATCGGAGGATCTAGTCCCGTGGAGCGGGTTAAATTTATAAATTGTTGGTTTTCCTCTCATTCGGCGGATGGCATTAGATTAAACAACTCGGCTGCTAAGGCGATAGATTTTGTTAATTGCGATATTTATGGCAACAGCGGGCACGGTATTAATAGTTCTTTTGCAAACGATTGGGGGGTCAGTTTATCAAGAATTGCGGGAAATGGTGGTTCCGGAGTTAATTTAGCGGCAAGCTCGAAAAAGGTTAGGATAATTAATAATTTCATATCTCCAACGGGGGGATGGAATGGAAACGCTTATGCTATTTGGATTAATTCAGGCGCATACGATCACTACGAAGTTAGGGGAAACGTGGTGTATGGAAACATCTCCGGAACTATTGTAGACAGCGGATCGGCTACCTACAAGCGTATTATGGATAACGTAGGCTACAATCCGAGGGGAAACATATCTGCTCCCACAATGCCAGCATCAGGAACTGCGTACACAAATGATTTTGGTAACGATGCTAGGGTCATTATTACTGGTGGCACGGTGACGGATATCAAAATCGGATCTACTTCTACTGGATTAACAAGCGGTCAGTTCATAGTTGGTCCAGGAGAATCAATAACTTTAACATATAGCGCAGCGCCGACTTGGAGATGGTTTGTGATGTAGTTTTGGACGAAATAGCGCAACAAGCCCTGATTAACCCCGGGGCTTATTTGCATTGGAGGTGAACACCTTGCAATTATGGACGGATGCACCGTCAAAATCCAAACAGGCCATAGTTACTTTAGCTGATGGTCTCAACCAATCCGTAGAATCCATAGAGATCAAGGACAGTCAAAATACTGCCGTGGTCAATATGGATTCTTCTATTTATCCGACCGTTCAGGTTCGTGACGGATACACGCAATTTGCGGCCCATACGGGCTATATAAACCGAATATTTAAGTTTCTAGGGGTTTGGTACTGCGGCAACGCAAAAGGGCTTTACAAGCAATCTGGATCGTCCTGGACGCCAGTATACGAATATAGTGATACGAACAACAACCGGTTATGGGATGCGGCAATGTTCTTCGATGGGTCGAAGTTGTATTTTATCGACGGATCATTGCAACTACGGCAGTATGACGGATCATCGTTGACTACTTTGAGCGCGGCACGACCAAACAGTTCGTTTATCGCCACGTACATGAACCGTTTCTTTATGGCAGGTCCGAATGATAATCTGCTTTGGTACTCAGGTTTACGTGACGCTGCTGACTGGACGAGCACCAACAAATACACCGGCACAGGGAAAATCACGGTTGAGACGCAGGACGGGGAGAAGCCAACCGGACTAACCGGCTTTAACAACCACGTAATCCTGTTCAAAAAATACACTATGCACAAGCTGTTTGGTGAAGATTCGACAAACTTCAACATGACACAGCCGTATGGTGTGGGGTGTATTAGCGACCGGACCGTGGTGCCAACGAGAGAATCACTATTTTGGCTCGGGCCGGACGGGTTTTATGACTACATGGGCGGATCGGCGCCAACGAAAATCAGTGACCCGATAAAAAACTACATCAACTCCATAAACATGGCATACGCCCAACACTGTGTAGCTGGCACAGATGGGCGTTTTGTTTATTTGTCGCTCGTCACCGGTTCTGCCACTACACCGAACGTAACACTGAAATATGACCTTGTCCGCCGCTCATGGTGGGTGGAAAGCTACGTCGCCACGGCGTTCTACTTGGACGGTCAGACTTTCTACTTTGCTACAGCAGACGGTAAGATCATGAAAATGGGCGGCGCGGACGATAACGGTACGCCGATCACATGGAGTATCGAAACGAAACCTTTTAGCGAGGGAGACGAAACGGTACGTAAGACGATCAACAAACTTTGGGTGATTGCAGACATAGAGCCCGGAAGCTCTCTAAACGTCGATTACGCCGCTGGAACCGAAGGGGGTACATGGATCAATGCCTATTCCCAAACAAACGGTACAGGGCAAATACAGAGCCTAAGAATACCGATAATCGTCCGTACTCCTGAAATCTGGTATCGGTTGAAGATTTACGGCACGGGTAAGGCGAAAATACACCGCATTGTACGCGAAATCTCAAGGAGGGGAGCCTAGTGGCTAACGTACAGTTACCGAATATCAATATCACCAACGACGATATAGACGCGGCGAATTTACCACAGTTGCAGAAGATCGTTAAAGCGCTGCTGAACACCACGGCCATCTTAACCGAGGAATTAACGTTCCTACTCAATAACCTGGACACTCGCAATGTAAATGAGATTGATGGTGATGTACTGATTGAAGGCACGGTTACTGCGCTGAAGATGCAGGTGGAAGAATTGTCTGCGATTAGTGCGAATCTGGGGAAGATAACTGCCGGGGAGATTTATGGAACTTATATTGCAACGAGGGAAATCGGGTATCCCAAAGCTGAAATGAGTAATACCTTGAATACATTTGCAGTTCAAGCCAACGCTAATCAATCAGTTGGTATGACTTCAAGTGGTTCCGGTATAGGATCACCCCAAGTATATATTAGAGATGGCGGAGATAGCTTGCTTCTTTATCAACAATCGGGTCATTCGCTCATATCGGCATCAGATTTAATGACGATTAACTTCGGATATCTAATATTATCGCCAGGTTTCCTAGGCGGTGTTCGTGTTCCGTTTTCTCAATTTTTTGATGCAGAAACAGGAACATCCCTGAGGCAACAGTTAGATGCGAAAATGGATAATCCATAATTACTAAAATATGCTATAATGGTGCCAAAATATAACACATGAGGTGCCTAATATGAAAAAATATAAAGGCGTAACGCTGGTTTTGCTAGGATTTGCTCTCGGAATGTCTATTTCGTATGCTCCGCAAATAGAAGCAGCTACATCTAAACTGTTAGGAAGTAAAGTGGGAAATGTTCTTCAAGTGAAAATTGACAATAAAACCATTGGCGAAGGCGCGGTAATTAACGGAACGACGTATGTTCCACTGCGCGTAACAGCTAATGAAATGGGACTGGAGGTTAAAAAGGTGGACTCAAAAGAGGTGGTCCTTTCATCTCCTGAAGGAGGAGAAGTGCCAGTGAATGATATTCCATCAACTCAGGGAGATGAAGAACTAGTTAGGGAACTAAACGCGAAGATTAGCGAGTTAAATAAGAAGGTCAGAGAATCCAAAGACGTATTAACTAATAAAGAGCAGAATTTACGTGCAATTAAAGCATATCGCGATACAGCTGAAATCATCAAAAAAGCGTTAGATCAAGGCACAGACCATTATACTATCGATGATTACAATAAAAATATTGAAAGCGCCGAAAAGATGCAAAAGCTTCTGACTGACGCTGAAACAAACCTCCCGTTGTACGAAAAGCAACTTGAGGATTTAAAAGAACAACTCGCAGAACTTCAAAAATAATTGAGGTATACCATCACGCATGTTAAGATAAAATTAAAGTAAGGACGGTTGGCAGACCGTCCCTAGCACAACATCTTGAGTGGGGTAACCCTCCAAGAGAATGCTTTTCTACGTGGAAAAGTAACCCGCACAGGTGCCAGCCTTAGAGCGGGTTACTTCTTTTTTCGGTCAATGTAGGTCAACAACGCAACAACAAACACTGCGAATGCGATCACATCGGAAAAGGAGAAGTCTTTCATAGGTTCACCTCCTTTCCGGAGGGAACCCACCCACTCAAGGCGTGTTGTACAAACTAAATAATACCATATAAGGACTCCAATGGGGTCCTTTTTCTATTGCACAAAGGAGGGATAATATGGCGATTCAAGGGACAGTGGTAAGCGTTACAAAGCCAAAACAAACGACCACTTCTCTCGGGAATGGTGGAGTAGATTACAACACCGCTGATGCAGCACTTAAGAAGCAAATAGTACAAAATCAGACGAGAATTGCTAATGATTCTGGCTATAGAAATGATGAGATTCAACGAGCCCTACAGGTAATCGCACAACGTCAGTCTGCAGGTTTGGACACGTCCGCTCAACAAAAATACCTGACCCAAAACTTGGGGTATCAATACCCGAATGCCACAGCTAATACTTCGTTTACCGGAACGGCGACACCATCAAACACAACAAGCGCCTCGACTGCAGCTAAGACAAATGTGCAACAGGGGAGCGGATTAATGGACCTCATGCGTCAGATCGCCACCAGAGAAGTAACGCCGTTTAGTTACGACCCGAACAGTGACCCAGCATATCAAGCGGCTTTGAAACGTGCTCAAGCAAACATTGAGCAAGGTAATGCAGCGGTTCAGGCTGAACTAAATCGTCGCGGGCTCCTGAACAGCACAATTACCTCTGACCGTATGGGTGAAATCTCTGCAAATGAATTGGGCCGCGTTGAAACAGATGTGTTGCCTAGTCTGATGCAGCAAGCGTATAACCAATATCTGAACAACCTGAACCAGCAGCAACAACAGTATTCGAATATCGCTAATCTTGCCCAACTGTATCTTAACGAAGATCAAAGAGCGATTGACAACACGAATACTCGGGCTGGCTTAACCGGTTATCTCCCAGGTGGAGAGCAAGCACAGAGCCTAGTCAACCAATTACTGAGTTTGAAACAACAGGCTGAGACTCCAGGAATCACGGCTGCCGAGAGAACGCGATTAAGTAATCAAGCTGACGGAATCCGGGCGATGCTTGCACAGATGGGCGTAGACGCTAGCCAATACGGGGCGAACGTTAATTACGCTACGGCTAGTCAAGTCGCACCAACCATCCGAACGCTGGCAGGGCAACAACTGGATATGCAGCGTCAAGGACAAGCATTTGATCAGCAGTTTGCTCAGGAGCAATTCGCTTACCAGAAAGCGCGCGATGCAATTTCGGATCAACGTTGGAAAGCAGAGTTTGATGAAAACGTCCGTCAGTTTGGTTTGAATTACGCACTGAACAGACTGCAAGAGAGCAACCAACAAGCATACCGTCAGGCGCAATTAGCCCTGGCGCAGGATGATAATTCCCGGGCGTGGGCACAACTGGATTACCAGATGTCGCAACCGGCAAGCACCAGCGGCGGCCTGACAGCAAATCAAGTTCTGCAAAGTATTCAATCTCTCTACCGGGATCCGGACACAGGAAAGATAACGACTGACTCGGGACAACGTGAGCAAATGTTCCTCAATGTCGTAGATTCGGGCTTGAGCGATCAAGAAACCAATCAAATTCTAAGCGCTCTCGGATTCTCGAAATCCGAAATCAATAGCTTGACCAAAAAATACGGGGGCTCCTCGGGAAACTGACAACCTCGGTAAACGTGCCGCAGGCTTACCGGGGAATCGTTTCTAATGCGGCATCTACGTATGGCGTGCCGGAGGGGCTGATTGCAAGCATTATTCAAGCAGAGAGCAGTTTTAACCCTAGAGCCAAATCATCTGCTGGAGCTGCAGGACTGATGCAACTCATGCCGGGTACGGCTCGGGGACTTGGAGTAAAAAACGTCTATGACCCAACGCAAAACGTCAACGGTGGAACGAAGTACATTGCAAGTCAGTTGCAAAAGTACGGTGATCCTCAACTTGCGCTGGCAGCGTATAATTGGGGACCTGGAAACGTGGATAAGGCCATTAAAAAGTACGGTAACAGTTGGGACGCTATCAAATCCCACGCGCCGAAGGAAACGCAAAACTATGTAGCAAAAGTTATGAAGAATTGGAGGGGATGAAATGGCAACCTTTGAAGATGTGAGAAGACGCAAGCAAGGTGAAGAAGCAAAGCAACGTGTACTGAACCGGGTATATTCATCCTCTCCGGTTCAAACTCAAAGCACGAGTATATTCGATGCGGTTCGGAATCGCCCGATCGAACCAACGATGTCTGAATTAACTGAGCGTTTCGACTTTGCTAAACCTACGAACCTGATCAATGCAGCTACGTCTAACGCTCAGGCACAGCAATTATCAGCGGCAAAGACCGCGGCGAAACCGTTGAACCTGATTCAAAATGCAATCAATAACCCTCCGCCACCGAAAACGCAGTATCAAATAAATCAGGAGGAAATCGACAAGTTAAGTCCGTACAACCCAATCAAATATTATGCTGGCGCAATGAACTGGCTAACGCAGGGCAATCCTGTAGGCCAGTTCATTTCACGTGTAGGAAGTACGCCGGATGCGATTATGAGTGGTGGTAGCCCCGCTACTGTACGCCCCGACTTGGGACCAACAGCTAACAAGGTGGCTGATGTTATCGGTTCCGCTTTATCTATCGCCGTGCCATCGGGAGCACCGGTTGGCGCAGGACCTATCGCAGCACCTTACAACGCAGTAGATAATCTGGTTGCCGCGTCACCGCGGTTACAACGGGCTGAAAGCACGGTAGCAAATGCACTCACCGCCGGAGGAAGAATCCGACCGCAAACAGCACAAGCAGTTACAAGAGAGGCATTTCGTGAGGGTACAGCGGGCGCTATACAAGGTCCTGCACTTACAGCAATGCAAGGACAACCGACAAACCGAGAACTGGCTGAAAGTGCTGGTCTAGGCGTTCTGGCAGGGGCAGGATTGAGCGCGTTACCTTTGGCGGCACAACCGATCCGATCGGCAATCAACAACCGCCGTGTTGGAAATGCGTTGATGCAAGGTGTGCGAAATACAGACCTGCCGGTTACTCCGACACCAGGTCGCACGCCAAGTGCCGCGAATGCGGTTACTGCTGAAACCGACGCTTTAAAACAAAGCTGGTTCACTAATCTTTTTGGTGAGCAAGGTCTCGGAATTTCACCAGTCTCTGGACGAGGAACCGGGCGCATGGTATCGACACAAGATCAGATTGTAAAGAGCGCAATCCGGAATGACGTACAAGGTCTCAAAGATTCTGCAGCGGCACAAGCCCGGGCGACATATCAGAAATTTGTTGATTACTTATCTCCGCTGAAAAAGGTAAGCAATGAAACATACCAGACCGCTATGGACGCATCGAGAGCAAATAACCTGGCTAACACAATCGCTCGAGATGCATTTGTTACACCAGAAGGTGAAGTAGTCGGGGAAAGCCTACAGAGCATCTTTAAAAAGGTCCCACGCGGTCAAGATAAGAACTTCGTTGATTACCTTATCCTACGCCATGCGGAAACGCGGATGGGACGTGGTGAACGTGTGTATGACGAGAGTTTGAACATGACGCCTGAGAAAGTCCGGGCTCGGATCGAAACTCTGGAACAGCGGTATCCTGGATTTAAGCAAATCGCTCAGGAGTGGGACCAATTCAATGACAACGTTCTGAAATACTTAGGCGTGAACGAAGGTCTAATTTCTGAGGACTTGTACCAAGCTTTGCGGGAAAAGAATCCTTTCTACGCACCGATGCGCAGACAATTCTCACGTTCTGAGAAACCAGGAAGAAAGGCGCTGGCTAAAACAACCTCCTCGAGTTTCAGTGGTCAGAAAGCGCCGATTAAGGAAGTCAGTCCAACCGGTTCAACGCGGAAAATTGTTGACCCGCGCAAGACTACTATTGAAACGATCGGAGCCTGGACGAATGCAGCCCTACGTAACCGCACGATGCAATCTCTGGTTGATGCTATTAAGCGTGATCCGGAAGGGATGAAAGGAATCGCAGAGATTGTAAAGGGTCCAAACGACAAGCGGAACCTGCGTGAAATACTTCTCAACGATGGGATTGACGACTTTGTTGAGGCGCTGGACAACGACTTTAAAGCCGTATTTAAAACCACAAAACTGAGCAATGACAACGTTGTAAGAGCAATGGTTAATGGTCAGCCAGTTTACATCCAGGTAAACGATCCTGAAATTGTTCAAGCATTAATCGGCATGGGGCCGCAAGCATCTAATGCTCTGATTGATTTCTTTGGGGCCTTGAGTAATGCCACCAAGCGAGGTGCGACCGGATTATTCGCTCCGGTTTTTGCGATCAAAGGGGCTACTATGGACCTTGTTCAATCTGCCATCCAGTCAAAAAATCCAGCGCAGCAAATGGCTTATACAGTGTACGGAATACTTTCCGGTATTGCGGACCGGTTGAATATTCCAGGATTACGCAACATGGCACAAGAGTTCCGGCGCGCCGGTGGTGAGTTTTCTGCAGCGCTGAAAGGAGATCGCAGAGTTAACCGGCAAATCAGCGACATGACGCGATACCCGATTCTTTCGCCAAAGGGACTAGCCCAAACCGCACGGAGAACAGTAGCATCACCGTTTAAACTGCTTGAGTCTATCGGTGATATCGCAGAAAACGCCCCACGGATGGCTGCCTACAAGATCGAAATGAAGCGACTTGGTGGCGAGAGAACGCCAGAGAACGTGCGAAAAGCCATGGAGCAGGCCCGGGAAATTACGGTTAACTTCTCACGTAAAGGTTCGCTGACACGGGATATTGAGTCATTTGTACCGTACAACAATGCAGCAGTACAAGGTACGTATCGGATCCTGAGAGCTTTCAAACAGAACCCGGTTAAAACCATGATCTCGATTGCCGGGCTTTCCGTACTTCCTAAACTGTACGAGTACACACAGTTTGCGGACGATCCGGACTATCAACAACTCCCGGCGCGGGAGCGTTATCGCTTCTTGATCGTGAGCAAGAATCCGGATGGGACCTTTGTAAAAATCCCGATGGAACCGGCGTACAACTCCTTTGGCGAATTGACCATTGAGGCATTACGCGCATTTAAAGATCAGGACCCTACAGCGTTTAAAGGTATGGCAGATGCGTTGGCTAATGCATGGTTACCACCAGCGGTTACAGGAGCGCTTCAAGGTGTTACTCAAGGCGGTGGATTAGAAACGAGTATTGCTGGAGCGATTAACTCCACTGTGGTGGCTCCATTTGTTGCAACAACTGCAAACCAAAGCTTTACCGGGGCCCCGATTGTTTCTCAAGGGTTGTCTGACCGAAGCCCGCAATATCAATACGATGAGCGCACCAGCTCTATTGCGAAGGAACTCGGTAAGTATCTGAAAATGTCTCCGATGAAAGTAGACTATCTGATCAGAGCATATGGCGGTGACCCTGCGCGTCTGCTGCTTCCACTGACTTCTGATGTTGGAGCAGGAAATGTACGTAATACACTGCTGAAAAACTTTATCGTGGATCCGCAAGTAACCAATACGCTGCAAGATGATTTCTATACCGCTAAAGAGAATCTGACTCGTGCATATCGTGATAATCAAGAGGCCGGTGCGGAACTCCCATCCTGGTACAGTGATGAACTGCGGAAACTGGTTACGTCTACGGCTAAAGGATCGATCAACAAGCGAATTTCGGATTATCGCGCAAAGATTAAAGAAGTCGGTGCGGATAAATCCCTTAGCGCGACAGAAAAAACGCGCCAGCTTCGTGATCTACGCCAGGAGATGAACAAGATATTCATCGACATCAATCAGCGGCTTGAGGAAGCGGGTGTGCCTTTGAAATGATCGAATTTGATGAATCTGAATATCTCTACACCGATGTAACCGACATTACCCTGCATTTTATCTTTGATATGTACGGCCCAGAAGTGAGAGACAAGCTACTGGTGCCGAAGGTGGTGGCGGATGTACGACTTTCTGATAGAGGTTCTGAGCACGCTATTTAAACACGGGTGGTCCCTGTCTTCGGCAGGGGCCATTATCTTTCTGCTGCTCAAGCAACGCAAGATTAAAAAGCGGCTACGCAAGCATTTTCCCTGGATGTTTTCGGAGGAAAATGACGTACGAGCCTATGCAACAAACCAATTAATCATCATGGAAAATCAACGCCGGATCATGATCAGCTTGGGGGTGGAGCCTTGTGTAAATGGGCCTATGACGAAATCCGAAAATCAGCATCAGAAGAATTACAGTACGTTATCGAACTTATTACAGCCGGTTATCGACCGGGTAGGGCAATTAAGGAGGAACAAGATGAAAACAATCGTAATCGACGCGGGACACGGAGGCAAGGATTCGGGAGCAACCGGGACAACGGGAACACGTGAGAAAGACTTTGCTTTGACGATGGCGAAAAAATTAGCGGACCGGTTGAAGGGGAGCGAAGTTACCGCAGTATTAACTCGGCAGAATGACACGTTTATTGAACTATCAGATCGTGCAAAGATCGCCAACAATCTAAAAGCAGATGCGTTTATCTCGATCCATGCAAACAGCACCGGTACAGCGGGGAGCGCTAGTGGGACTGAAACATTTTACACACGTCCCGACAGCAAGAAGGTTGCAGATGTCCTGCATAAACATATGGCACAAGCCACAGGGCTAAAGGATCGTGGCGTTAAGGTGCAGAACCTCGCGGTGACCCGGGAAACGACAATGCCCGCTGCACTCCTGGAGGTGGGTTTTATTAACCATCCAACGGATGAAATTAAACTGTTCGACCCAACGTTTCAAGATAAGGTAGTCGAAGCGTTAGCCAAGGCAATTCTTGAGTATTTCGGCGCTAAAGATCGGCCTATGCAGAACGATGTGGATTATCCTGCAATGGAAATCACGGTACGAGCACACGAGGATCAAACCTATACCGGGTACAACATCAAGAATACAACGTGGATACCGTCCAGACCGATTGGAGAGCTCCTGGGAGCGTCCGTAGGCTACACCAAAGGCAAGGTAACGATTAATGGTCAACCGTTGGAAACCAAGCTTATTAACGGCCTAGGATACGTCACAGCGCGGGAGTTTGCGTCTGTCTTGGGCGCACGTATTTTCTGGGACAAGGCCGAACCTTATAAAGTTGATATCTATAAAGGAGTGTGAAAGAAATGGAAAACATCATGGATCAAATTCAACCGTATGTTGTTCAAGTAGTTAGTGCGTTGATCAGTATTCTGGCATTGATTGTACTGTCGTTTTTAGCGTTGCTGCGCACTCGGGTTAATCTGTGGATCGATACAAAGATATCCGCAAGTCAGCGTGATTTGATTCATAAGATCGCAAATGAGGCGTTTGCTTATGTTGAGGCGACAATGACCACAGAATCTGGACGCAACAAATTGAATCAGGCGTTTATTTACACCTCGGAGAAACTGGGGAAACTCGGGATACAGGTAACCACAGAAGAAATTAATGCAGCTATCGAAAAAGCCGTCCTGGAGTACAACTCAAAGAAGAAACAAGCAAGTTAAGCCCTGCTCATGCAGGGCCTTTTTTGTTATGATGGGGAAAAAAGGTGATAGTATGAAGCCATCTCCTAATTATCAATACATGGCGGAAGAAATATCTAAACGTTATATTGCTAACCGGTGGTGGTCTGATTGCACGCCGGATAAAATATATGAGTTAGTAGATGATGAGGAAGAACTCAAAGAGTGGTTCGTCTCTGCCCTCTATGCTGATCGTTTACCAAAAAAGGCGAGAGAGGGACAAGTGATCGAACTCGAGCGCGAAGGATATATAGACCGTTGTATGTTTTTAAAAGGGAAATGGACGCTTGTGGATACAAGGCCTGATTATCTAAGATAATTATCAACACGGATAAGAACCTTATGTTAATGAATTAACACCAATAGGTTATCTGTAAATGATCACAACTTAGGGAACAACTCAATATTAAAATCATCGTTTCGCTGGTGCTTCTCTTTGCGATACTCAACCTTCACCAAAATGGATTTGAGTAGCGCATTTTTTTTAGCTGGATCTTTAGACCGTTCATAAAGTCTAATCACATTCTGCACCATCGGTATGATGTTGTTCTGTTGCTTCTCACGATTCATTGCATCCTGGAGTTCTGTGCGCGCGCGTTCCATAGCCCGGCGATTATCTTCCATACGTGCAGCCAGGTTCTGGGAACGCTCCAAATAAATCTCCTCTGAATAAATTCCTCGTTCCAAAAAGTCATGGAGTCGCCCACGTTGAACCTCAAGTTCGGACATTTCCTTTTCCAACGCAGCCACTGCCATCTGTTTCAATTCAACCTCTCGATCCGATTTATCCTCTCGCTTATGTTTGCTGAGTTCTAATTTGTACGTCCGAAGCCATTCCTTCAAACCAGATATAACCGCTTTCTCGACATACTCAAATTTTGAGCTCCGGCAATCACAATCTTTGTTGTAACACATCAAGTGTGCCGGTTGCGTGGTGTATGGTCGATAAATCATCGAGTACTTACATTTCGCACAACGTACTAAACCGGCTAATGGGTTCGTAATACCGTTTTCTAATTGATAAGGTACATGATACTTACCCTTTAAAATTTCCTGTGCCTTTTCCCATGTTTCTTGGCTTATCAGTGGTTCGTGTTTTCCCTTTACGTCCAATACTTCGGCCTTGACTCTACTTTTTACAACACGTCCTGTGGCAGTTTTTTTGTATTCTTTCTTTTTCCATTGTAGGCGTCCTATATAGACTTTATTTTTGAGTATTGCGAGTACAGACGAATCGGACCAAGGGATACCGGTATAGCTTTTGAACCCCATCTCGTTAAGCTGGTTTGCAATTTTTGATGCACCCATACGTTCGTTTGGATCATCATGCGTATACCATTCATAAATCATTTGCACAATTTTACTTTGTTCTGGATGTGGAACTAACCAACGCGATTTTCCCTCTTTGCGGATCTCATAACCATAAGGTGGGCGTGTTCCGATATAGTTCCCCGCTTCTACTGATTGAGTGCGGCCGCGCTGCATGCGCCGTGTGATGATCTTTAGCTCCTGGCGTGCGAATAAAGTTTGGATTTCTGTCATAAGTTCGTCAGATTCGTCTTTGAGGTCATACGTCTTGGTAGGAGTAATGATCTTTGTGTCTGTTTCGCGGAAAGCATTCAAAATCAAACCTTGCTCCTGCATGTTGCCGCGCCCTAGACGGTCAATATCCATACAAAGAACAGCAGTATACTCACCGCGTTCGACCTCTTTCAATAACTCCTGCATCTCCGGACGGTGCAGCAAACTTTCACCGGATACGATCTCTTCCCGGATCCGCACGATGTTAAGACCTTTTTCCTTGGCAAACTTGAGCAGAGCCTTTTTATGTTTGGCTAACGTTTCACCTTCGCCGCGTGCTTCAGCTTCTATGTCCGTGCGCGATTTCCGTAAGTATATAGCGGTCCGTTCCATGCCTATAATTGTTACAACGCCTTTCCTTGTTAATTTAAATTTGCTTACAAGGCAAATTAATTTGATTAGATATCAATATACTCATTGTTCGATCTATTATATCTATAAACGATAAATCCGGTTATAAAATTAGATACCCAAACTTCAAACAAAGTGAGAATTATTCTCGCCACTACATAAGCTAAAATTCCTTTCCACCAGAATAAAAAGCAGCCTCCAATAAGTAATAATGATAATATCAAAGTACCTAATTGTTCTATTTGTTTGCTTTTTGAACCATTGTTATACTTACCAAATGAATGAATAACCCCAAAAATCACACTTATTAGTAATACTATCTTCCATAATGTTGTTGGAGTATAGAAATTATTTAGTAAATCTAATGAAATGGCGATTAAATATGTTTGCATTATATATATAAAAAAATAAATAATTGCATGACGAAAAAAATGATACGATTTCGTTGATGGTAAGGTTGTATTGAGAAAAAAAGATGTTACAACCCCAAGAATAATCAATGTAAAAAAGTTAGGTCCGTACGAATAAATAAATATGTATTGAACTAAAGATGCCACTAAAAAATAAAACATGAACTTAATAAAGTTGTTTATCATTATATTCTCCAATATTATCATCCCCATCGGCTGGGGGACTTGCTATATATAAGTATGCCATCCTTTATATTACCTAATATTTCCCGGTATTTCCATGGATAAATTGGAAAGATAATGATACATTTAACATGCGAGGGAATAACAGCGCTGTTTATGTTCTCTACCTAGAGTACTTACCTCCAGGTCGTGAGTAGTATTTAGCTACTCAAGCCTTACTGTCCAAAGGAAACTCGTAAAGATCGTCTATATGACACCCAATGGCTGCAGCAATTGTTTTTGCCGTCCCAATCGTCATGACTTTGCGATTATTTACATAGTCTGATATTTGGGTCTTATTGATTCCGGTTTTTTCGCATAGCCATTGTTGATTTTTGTTGATTTCTTTGAGTCTTTGTGACAGAAGGCAACGACCAGGTTTGTACCCCATGATCATGCCTCGCATATTAAATTTTGTTGTTGAAACAGAACGTTTGTTCGCTTATTATAGATTATACAAACATGTGCGAACAGGAGTTGTTGCTAATGTCGAATGAAGATATCGAAATATTTGTTTTCATCATTCAGACGAGCAGGAGCCAACTCATTAACTTACAGCA